GGGCCTAACGGCAAGACTGCTGGCATGGCTGGAGTTGAAAAAGGAGGGATAGTTTGGATGTTATGCACACCCGCAATTCATGAATATCCAATTACCTTTGCTAGAGAAGCTAAACGATACATTGATAGTAGACAGGAAGAACTCCTGTGGAATATCGTTGATGAACGTAATACTGTTCATTTAAAACTATTAAAATTTTTGGGCTTTAAATTTTTAAGAAAAAAATTACATGGTCCTCACCATTTGTCCTTTATAGAGTTTGCACGTGTGCGCACAAGATCCTAATGCCGGAATCCGGAGACGGGCCGAGGAAATGCAGATCCAAAAAAAAGCTAAGTTTGGGTCTGAATCAATTAAATATTGGAATAGAGAAACTACATATAAAAGAGGTAAGGAAGCCTCTGCTATGGGCTTTAGTAGAGGAAAAAGTGATGCTTATGTCAGAGCTTTAGATATTGTAGGCAGTGGTAGAGCAGCAGCAGAAGCAGCTACACAAGGCTTTGCTGCTAAACGTTATGTTGATGAAGGCGGTGGAGCTAGATCAGCAGGTAGGAATGTTTTGTTATCTCTTTTAGCTAAAACTGCTCAAATAGATAAAGCTTCTGATGAAGCTATGGGTAAAAACCTAGATATAGCACATCAAGGATTACAAAGAAAATATGTATCTGCACAGATGAAGAATAGAGCTAGACTTGGTGTACCGCCTGAATGGGGAGCACCTGTCATGATGCCACCAAAAGATAAAGCAGGTCAATTCTTAGCAACATTAAAAGATGGCTTAAGTATAGCAACAAGTATAGTCAGTCTTGGTACTAGTTTTGGTGCTGACTTTAGTAATATTCTTGGAAAGACAGCCGAAGAAACTACCAAAAAAGCATCAACTGGTTTTAGACTTGGAGGATTTTTAGGGTTTTAAATTATGACATCAGCTTATTTCGAGTCACTAGGTAAGAAGGCCGCCTCTTCTTCATCTATCAGTGATACCAACTATCAAGAATTTGAAGACTTAGAACATGATCTTGTTAAAGCAGTTAACAAGAATAACGACGAATTTGTTAAAGGAGTCGAGATGGTTAGTAATGCAGAGATTGTAAATTTCAATCATATACATTCTAATCAATCAAAACGACTTTCAGAACTTGCAGCATTAACTCAATCAGGAGCAGAAGCAATAACAAAAATAAAAGAGTGGCGAGAAACTGAAGAAGAATATAATAAGTTTGCTGCTCTCAGAGATACAGATGAAGATCCAGATATACAAAAACAAAACTTATCTGAACAAGAACTAGAGGATTTAAAAAGAGAAGGTAGAATTGTAGCTAACTTTGAATTAAAAAATCCAAGAGATAAAATAACTGCTGAAACTTTAGGTGGTTTTACTCATTTAGATATAGATACTAAAGCAGAAGCTAAGGATACTATTAAAAAGTTTTATCCAGCGTTCAGAGCTAGTGCTGAAGATCAAGAGATATGGGTTCCTGATGGTCAAGGTGGTTTAAAGAAATTATCTTATAATAATGCAGTTACAATACAAGATAGAGATTACATTGATGCTGCAATAGATAAAATGTTCCTTAGAGTAGTAAGGCAACAAGGTTATAATAAAGGTTTCATGAAGAAATATATTATGAAACCTATGATGGAAGCAGGTGAAGCTCGCGCTAAAGAATGGGATATAAATATTACAAAAGCTTTAAGAACAAATGCTAATGAAAAAGCAAGATTAGACTTAGTTCTTAAAATAACTAGTGGTGATCTACAAGCAGTTGTAACTGAAATAAATACAAATTATGTAGCAGGGTCAGGTAGCTGGAAATTAGCTAGACAGAAAGTAATGTCTCAGTTAGATATAGCTGCTAAAAATAGTGAAATAAGTATAGATCAAATTAAAGATCTAGGTAATTTAGATATAGAAGATCATAATGGGGATATAGTAAAATTTAAAAAATACTGGAAACCAGAGTATAGAGCTTTACTTAAAACAGCTAGAACAGCACATTCAGATAATGAAAATTTAAGAGCTAAAGAACTTACTGCTAATAAACAAGCTTTTGTTAGTGATTTCAATGATAGACTTGAAGAAGATCCTACACTACTTACTGTAGAAAATGTACAAGCCGAAATTAAGAAATTTAAAGTTGAATTTAAAGGTGAACAGGTTCCTGAAAGATTAACTCGATTAGAAACTCTAGCTAAATTCCCTGATAAAGATCATGCTCTTAATGTAGTAAATTATAAGTATGATAAAGGTATTCTAATAACTGAAGATGATATAGCTAGACTTGATCCTAGTGTACGAGAACTTTGGAAATCTAGAAAATCTACCCAGTGGGATAGAACACAAGCTAATAATACTATAAGTCCGATAATACAGTCATTAATGCAGCTTAATGATCCAGAAGCTCTGAAAGATCCTATTGCAGTTCAACGTACTAAGGATTTTGTTTTTGATCAATATAAGAGTTTTTATAATGCAGAGATGTCTAAGCTTGCTAACACTACCCTTTCTATGGAAGAAAGGAAAAAAAGAGCTCATGCAGCAGCGGCTTCTCTTTCTAAAACAGCATTAGAAGAGCAGTATAAAAAAGAAAACGGTAAAAAGGAATTAAGACTTTATGGTGGTAGAACAAATGCAGAAGCTAAAGAAAGTGTAAATCTAAAAACTTTTAGAGATGGTTTGAATAATGGATCTTTAGGCATACAAAACGAAGAGTTTCTATTCCCTGATGAAGAAGGTTATTTACAAGATGCGTTAGCATATGTTCAAGGTAAATTACCACACCCACCACTATTCTTTCAACTAGCAGCTGACGGTCATGCTTTAGATGCTCACGATTTAGTTATAGCTAGATTAGAAGCAACTGGAATTCTTAAAGAAAATAATCTAAGTGCTAATTATAGTAGAACATCTTCTGCATTAAGTTATAAAGCTAACCCTCATATTACTTATAGAATCTTCAATCAAAATGAAAGAGAAATAGCAGAAGCTATGGGTTCATTACAAGGTGATAGAACTTTTGATTATATTGAAGGTGGAGAAATACCTGAAGGGAAAACTTTATCTACAATGACTATTGATGAAGTAACAGATATTCTTCAAAAAAATCCTGATGCTAGACTTGGTATCTATCGCATACCTGCTAGTAGGTTACTTGAAATTTTAGAATATAAAACAAAGAAATTCCCTGGATATACCTGGTCTAGTGATCAATTATTTGATCAAGATTTTCAAGATGGATTAATCATGGATTCACTTAGATTAAATGTAGTAAATAGTAATAGTAATAATGTTGCTGATATGACATGGACTATTAACGAAAACCTATCTGACGCTACTATAAAAGAATTAAATGATATTTATGATATACTGAAAAATAACACCATGGCACAATTACAGAATCTCCAACCTGACGTTGCTAAGGCATTCACTGGAGTATTACAAGGAAATTAAAACATGATAGATGAGTCATCTTTATCCACCAATAGAGATAGTTTAACTGATGCTAAAGATGAAATAAACTATCTCGCTAATATGGATGAGAAGTTGCTTCAAAGTAGGCAGCAAGAAAAAGAACAAGTTGTCCAAGATAAACAAGAAGTAGCTACACAGCAAGACGCAAGAGACAATCCAGAAGGATGGGGTCTAAAGGGTCTTGCTAAGGAAGCTCAATCTATCTTATCTGGAGGTCTTCAAGATACAGCATCATCCATAGCTACATTACCAGAGCGTACAGCAGATATGCTTTCTGGTGAAATGCAAAGAGAAAAAGAAGAAACAGGACAGTATACACCTGATTGGGACCCATTTCAAGCATACGAGAATCCTATTGAAACTAAAACATGGTGGGGTAAGTTATTAAGAGGTGTTGTACATTTCGGTAGCTTATCATTAATACCGATGGCTGGTTGGAAAACTATAGCAGGAAAGGCTGCGTACTATGGTACTAATAGCTTAGTAAGAGCAGCAGCAATTGGAGCAGGAGCTGATCTGATATCTAAGGACTCAGACGGACAGAACGCTTTAGGAATGCTTAGGGATCGTTATGGATGGATGGATACTCCATTAAGTACAAATGATGCAGATCATCCACTAATGCTTAAGTTTAAGAATGTAGTAGAAGGTATGGGTATTGGACTTGTATTTGATGGTGCATCAATGATATTAAGTAAAGGTACTAAGGCTGGTGCTGTAACTTTAAGATCTAATAATATAAAGGATCAAACTATTGAGAAAGGTTTACAAGAATTACGTGAAGGTGAACTAGAATTTCGTGCTGCTAAAAACAAACCTATAGCTCAACAACACCAGGGAGCTTATACTTCTGAGCAGACTGTTGGTGATGCATATAGAAGCCAAAAGAAAACCAGAGAAAATTGGGGTTCTGAAGAAGGTTCTACTGGATCTATTATTAGACCTATACTAACTGAACGTGCTGCTAAAACTGGTAAGATGCCAGAAGAAGTAGCTGAGAATATATTAAAAGGTTTATATAGTGATTTTAAATTCCAACAAACTATTCAAGATTTAAAAGACGGTAATCGTACATTAATGGAAGCCTTTGGTGATTCAATTGAAGCTCATCAAAGAATTACATTAGGTAGAAATGCTGCAGAAATGCCAGCTGAAGAATACCTGGAAGAAATACTCAAAGCTTCTGATACATATGATGTAACAGATTCGGCTGGTAATGTTATAGATACTATTACAACTATTACTTCACAGAATGTAATTGTTACTGATTTAATAACAGGAACACTTATCAAACAATTAAGAGATACTGGTATTAGTGGTAGAGAGCTGGCCGAATACTTTGATTTAGGTGCTATAGATGGTCCAGCTAAACAAGTAGCAGATACATTAATGACTGCATTAACTGAAGCTAAGAGAGCTAGGGTTATGAAGTCTACTAATTTCAGAGAATTAGGAGCAGGTAAAGCTAGAAAATATATTGAGGAACAAGTATCTAAAGATATGGTAGATACGAGAGATTCTATCATGTCTATTTTACAGATTGCTAAAGATGATCCTAGTGATGAATTACTAAATGCTTTATTTGAAGTATTCTCTAGCATGAAAACTGTTAATAACTTAGATGACTTCGATTCTTGGGCTAGAAAGATTATTAAAGGCGGTCAGTTAGAACCTAAAGGACCAGAACGAACAGGTGCTTTAATTAGAGAACTACAAGGAATGTTTACTCATAGCGTCCTGAGTGGACCTAAGACGCCTATGAGAGCAATTATGGGTACATCTATGGCTACATTCTTAAGACCATTCTCTATCGCTATTGGAGGTGCTATGCGTTATCCATTTACTGGAGACGCTGTAACTATGAGAGCTGGATTAGCATCATTAAATGCTATGAGAGAAGCTATCCCTGAAGCTTTTGAAGTCTTTAGAACCAAACTTAACTCTTACTGGAGTGGTGATGTATCTAGTATTAAGACACGTTTTACAGAATTTACTAGAGGTGATGAGAACTGGGAACTTCTAAGAAGATACTATGAGGATAGTGGAAGAGCTAGTACAGGAGATAAGGCTTTATTTGCTATGGCTAATATGGCTAGAAATGCTAATAACTCTAATTATTTAACTTATTCAACTAAGTTAATGGCAGCTACTGATGATGCCTTTGCTCATATCTTAGGCAGAGCTAAGATGAGAGAGAAGGCTTTTCGGTCTGCTATGGATAGTCAAAGTGCTGGTAGAATGGTAGATATACAACCTGAACTACTTAGAAAGTTTGAAGATGATTTCTATCAAGATGTATTCGATCCAGAAGGTAATATCAAGGATGAAGCTACTAAGTTTGCACGTAAAGAAGTTACTCTTACTCAAGATTTAACTGGATTCTCTAAAGGATTAAACGATGTATTCAGTTCTAATCCTTGGGCTAGACCTTTCTTCTTATTTGCTAGAACTGGTGTAAATGGGTTAGCTTTAACTGCTAAACATACACCTGGATTTAACTTCTTAGTTAAAGAATTTAATGAAATAGCATTTGCTAGTGTTGACAATTTAACTGATGTTCATAAATATGGTATATTCACACCTGAAGAGTTAGCTAATGCTAAAGCTCTGCAAACAGGTAGACTCGGAATAGGTTCTGCTGTTGTATTTATGGCAGGTCAAGCATTCTTAGAAGGTAAGATAACTGGTAATGGGCCTACTGATAGATCTAAAAGACAGATGTGGAAAGATGCTGGTTATATAGAAAGAAGTATTAAATTAGGTGATGTGTGGATTAGTTATGATTCTATAGAACCATTTAACCAAATACTTTCTCTTATTGCTGATATTGGTGATAATAGTTTACTAATGGGTGATGAGTGGACAGAAGATCAATTCCAGAAAACTGCTCTTGTTATAGCACAAGGTCTTGCTAGTAAGTCATATCTTGCTGGAATGCAGCAGTTTGTAGAATTATTTAGTGGTAAACCTGGTCAATCAGAACGTATAATAGCTAGTCTTCTAAATAACCAAGTACCTTTATCTAGTCTTAGAAATGATTTAGGTAAACTATTTACACCGTATACAAGAGAATTAGCATCTGGTGTAGACCAATCATTAAGAAATAGAAACCTTTCTACTGAATATTTAGCCGGAGAAGAACTACCTATTAAATATGATTTACTTACAGGTAGACCAATTAAAGATCATGACTTTATGACTAGAGCATTTAATATGTTCAGTCCTATGCATTTTAATCTAGACTATTCACCAGGCAAACAATTCTTATTTGAAAGTGGTTATGATTTAAGAATAGCTACATACTTTTCTCCAGAAGGGGATGACTTTCT